TTCGTACTCTTCGCCGCTGCCATCGCACTGGCGGCATTCGGTTGTATGCTTTACTTTGCAATCATCGGTGCAATCGCTGCATATAGTTGTAAGCTCGCAGTCGTTTACAAAGCAATGTATCGGATGCTCAAGCTCAAAGCCTGCACCCTCGCATCGGGTGCAGTCAATAATTCTAAGGCGGTGTATCATATTAAAAACCTTGATTTTGATTAATTGCTTCTTGAAATCCTTTTAATATTTTACATTCTTTAGCTTGCTTTGGAATATAAACTCTTTTATTAAAAAAGTCTATATCAATGTGAGCTAAAAATAATTTACCATTTTTTCTGTATAAAACCTTAGCATTAAAATTCCTATCAGATGAATGACCAAAGTAGTTAACTTGTTCAATGTTGATTTGCTGATTTGTCATAACTTTTTGAGTGAATAATTATAGGGCAAAGATAAAACTTTATTTTAATTATGCAATAGCTTATCAAAATAATTATGTATTTTATTTTCAAATAATATTTATCTTTGCGCTATGACCTACTACATTATGAGCGATGGCAGCATTAAACAAGCAACAGATGTGCTTGCCAAAGAGCTTGTAAAACGGGGCGCAAGGGAGTTAAAATTACAACCAATAGAAATAAACTATGAAACAAGAGGAAGCATTGGAGCTGGTGAAGTTCCTAAACTTGGAGGAGGCAACCGACCTCGAAGCAGCAAAAGAAAAGTTCCAAGAAAATTGGATTAAGCAAGAGGAGTTCAGCAGCAAGATTGGCAAGCTCACTGGCACTATTGCCAATGTAACTCGCAAAGCATTCGAGCCTTTCGGCATTGTGCTGACTGATGAAGATTTCAAAGGGCAGAAAGTTGAGGAGGTTATCCGCAGCGCATCGGAAAAAGCCAAGAGCGAATACGAAAAGCAGCGCGAAGATTGGGAGAAGAGAGCATCAGGCAACGGCAGTGAAGCACTCATCCAAGAATGGGAAAAGAAATACAAAACACTTGAGCGCAAGAGCAATGAGCTTGACTCTGCTCGCCAAGATGTGATGAGCCAATTTGAGCAATATAAGACTCAAGTTGCAACCGACATCAAGACAAGCAAGATTAACAACTCTTTCGAAAAGGAGCTTGCGAATTTAAAACTTGACCCAACAGTTAACGAGTACACCATTCGAGGCTTCAAGTCTGCCGTTACTGAGAAGTATGCAATCGACCTTGAAGAAGACGGGGCATTCATTGTCAAAGACAAGAAGACTGGAGAAAGGTTGAAGTCGAAAGAGAAAGCAGGATCGTTCTTAAGCGTTTCAGATGTGCTATTGAAGGAAGCAACTGAAGCAGGCATCATTCAAAAGAACCCACACGCTGGCGCAAAGTTTCCAAAGCAAACGCCGTTCACTCCAATACTTGAGCAGCAGAACAGCAAGTTGAAATCTATTAACCCAAGATTTTACACGAAGTAAGTAACCATTTGCAATTGGTAATCGTATAGTGCATCGTGGTTGATGTTTAATTAAGTGCTGGGCTTGTTATTGTTCAGCACTTTTTTTATACCTTTGCAACTCTCTATGTGTAGTCGGCAGGACTTTAGCTGCAACCAGTAGGCATTATCGCATCAGCCTTTAGAATACGATGCACTAATTGAAAACTACAAACGACTATATCATATGTCTATTTCAAGAATACTATCCGAATGTCCTAACGTACAAATGTCGTTAGGCGAATTATTTATCGAAGTTGGTCAACGCGAGCAACTACCTTTCTTAGAGTTCTTATTGTCTCCTGAGAATGTTAAGTTAATTAGAACAGAAGTTGCTCCTGGCGGAGGAAAGTTAAAAACTGTTCAAGCTCGTTGGATTCAACGCTTGCCTGAGACAGAAGTTGAGGAAGGTGGCAACATCTTAACTTGTACTTCTGATAACACTTACGGCGATACAACTACAACCTACACAGTTGAAACTACTGATACTTACATTGCTTCTCAATTAATCAATGCAGCGGACATCGCTCGCCATTGCCAAGAGAATAGCAGATACGTATTGGAATCAATTATGAGATTGATGGATGTGTTAGACCGCAAGGTTGCTTCTGCTGCTGCTGTTCAAGCGGTTGCTGCTATCGGTAATTGGGGAACTGATGTTGAAGGTTTCTACACTGTAACCGCTGATTGTTTAGAGATTGAAACAATGACAGGAACTAATGAGCCTAACGCATTCGCTATTGCTGACATTCAGCAAGCAACAAGAATGGCTAACTATCCATCTGCTCCAGTTGCTTTCGGTGGTGCTGCTATGCAGCGTTACGCTAACGCGATGGCAGCAGGATGTTGCTCTCAGTACGGCATCAACTTATTGGAAATCACACAGCAAAACGGCTTCGGCTTTGCTTACGATTCTCGTTTGGCTGCTGCTCAAGGTTCACAAAACAACGCGTTAATCACAACAGCAGGAGCGATCCAATGGTTGTCATTTAACTTAGCTGAGTGGAACGCTGGCATCACTCCAGTTGCAGGAAGCAACTACTCTAAGACTTTATTGTTTACCCCTGCTGGCTTACCAGTTGATTTGACAATGAAGGATGATTGCGGTAACTTATCAATTGTATTGACAACAACTGGTATCATCGCAGCATTGCCAACTGACATCTATGAGGCAGGCGATAAGTTTGCAGGTGTTAACTATGTAAACTGCGTTTCAATTGTAAACCCGTAGTAGGCTCACAGTCTCTACTGAGCGAAGGCTCGGATGAGTTGTTGAGCGAAGGCGGAGATAATCTTCTAACGCAATAGAAAATTGGAGAGGTGTATGCCTCTCCTTTTTTTTTATATTTGCAAATAAAATTTAACCAATGTGCTACGATAAATTACTTGGATTAAAAGGATGCGATAGACCTGAGCCGACTACTGGCTTGTACATAGATGAATTAGGAATCAATCAAACTTTGTTAGGGCAGCTAATAACCAACCAGTATATGAGCGGAGTGGAGCTATTTGATGCGAAGCTCGCGTTTGCTTGGAAGAAAATGTCAAGCGATATGCTGAGCCGATTATCTCCAATGATGAAGGCTGACACTGTAATCGATAGCAAAAGAATTGGACAAGTATTGACCAACGCAAGCAATGTTGACCTTGCTCTTGGTGCTGGCAAGTATGCAGGCATCAGAGTAACAATCGACCCGAATCAACTTAGCTTTCTAAACTTCTATTTGTCGACATTAAAAATTGACATCTACACGATGGCAGTGCCAGTTCCAATATTGGTATTTGATATGCAAACGCTTAAGCTACTTGGCACATTTAATTATCAATCGGAAGCAGTTGAGGAGTTTATCGGCAGGACTTACAAGGCGAATCGCAGGAAGTTAGATTTAGCTTTTGTATATGAGTCGCTGTATGATACTACAAAAATGATAACTAAGAAGGGCAGTTGCTTTGATTGCGGCGGAGGAGTGAGAGCTGCGCACATTTGCCCGTTTGTCGATGCGGTAGGAATTGAGCTGACAACAAACGGCACTGATGTACTGACTTCTAAGAACAAGAAATACACGCAAGGTATGTCGATGATATACAATGTAAACTGCGATAGAGAAGCGTGGCTGTGCAGCATAGGCGGATTGATGGCAATGCCATTAGCTTATGCAACTGCGGTTGAGATATTTAATTATGGCTTGCAAATAAGTCCTAATCAGCGAGTAAATACTTCGGTAAGTGTAAATATTGGAAGCAAGCCATTTGCGACTGCTGATGCTAACGATGGAATGATTGCGGCACGCGATGTCGCAGCAACAAGATACAACGAGGAGCTTGCAGCGATGTTGCAGAATATGCGACTGCCTGATGATAACAACTGCTTTGATTGCCGCAAGAATATGAAGTATGTAACTGCGCTCCCATAATGGCAACTCCGAAAGAAGTCAGCGAAAGAATCAATGCGCTCTTTGCAGAGTGGAGCGGAGGCTTTACTCCGCTATTTTTCGCAGTGCTTGATATGCGCCGCGAAATGTTTATTCGCATCTTCGGAACGGGTACAAGCGGCGGAAGTAATACAGCAGGGCAGAAGCTACCGACAAGACCATACACTCCTGCCTATGCGCTCATCAAGCAAAAGAACGGCAGACCTCCATTGGAACTAACGGGCTTTTTAAAGAGGTCATTTGCAACCGACCAATCAAGCGTATTTAATCAGGGCTTCGGCTCAGCTATTTACATACAAGCTGATGAGGCAGGCAAGGTCGAAGGATTGCAAAAGTTATACGGTCCAATCTTCCAACCAACAACAGAGGAGCAGAATGAAATGCTGCAATTACACGCAGAACTATTAGCAGAGCAAATTGCAAACAATATAAGCAAACCATGAATCTACTACGCACAATAATTGAGAGACTTAACCAGCGCATCGAGGTAGCTAATATCTTCGATAAGCAGTTCGGCTTATGTGAGCTTAATGCAAACGGAAACGATAAAGCGTGGGTGCATTACATCGGCAACGGGCAGGCTGAGGTTGTTACTAATTTCGATGCTAAGAATGGAACGCTATTTTGGGCAAAGCGCAGCAAGGTAACAGTCAACAAGACCGATGCTTACAAGGTGAGCGGATGCAAGCAGTTATACATCACCTCATTCCCTTTGACCGCTTATGCGATTGTCAAAAAAAGCCACCTACCTTGCGATAGTGAAGATGCGCAGGATTGGCTAGCTTCAAGAATTTACAAGCTCGCGAGTGGCACTGACCCACTATTCAAGCAATCAATTGGAGTAATCAATTACGAAGTTGTACCAACGGGCTACATCAACGAAATTAAAACGCTGACCGCTAACTACGAGTGGGCTTGCGTTAGTGTTGATTTAGATGTGCAAGTAATCACAAGTTCAGAAGATGGCTGTTATGATACCTGCGCAACGGGCGATATTCCATTACCTGACTTGCAACCTTGCACACCTTGCTTGACTGAGGTTGCTGTTGATGGCGTTACCATAATTGGTAACGGAACGGCTTCAGATCCATTGGTGGCAATTGGTGGTGGTGGCGGTGGTGGTGTAATGACTGCCATTGCATTCTCAACTGACCATCTTGCATCAACTGGCAATCAGTATGTGATAGGTAATGTAGTTTGGTATATTGGTAATATCTATAGATGCATTGCTAACAATGATTCATTACTACCTACTAATACTACTTACTGGACTAATATTGGTGCAGGATTCCAAACAATTGAAAGACCTATTGATTGGAATGCCACAAGCGGAAACAATCAGATATTAAACAAACCTACAATACCATCAACCATTGTAGAATCGGTAAGCGGCACAGCACCAATTGCATCAAGCGGCGGTGCTACTCCTGCAATCAGCATAAGCCAAGCATCAACCTCAACAGATGGCTACTTAAGTCAGAGCGATTGGGATACCTTCAATAATAAGTTTGATGTACCAACGGGATTGGTCACAGACTACCTTGACGGATTAGGCACACCGACTCCATTCCCTGCCATTCCAGTAGGCACAGTTACATCGGTTAACTCAGGCATCAATATCAATGTTGATAATACCAACCCTGCTGCACCGATTATAAACTCGCTTTCTGATAGATATAAGACATCTTCAACAACATCAAACAGCGTAACCAACGGCTCAAAGAATTTTACTGTTGACTTAAATTTATCTTACATACCATTGCAGGAGATACTTGTTGTATTTGACCCTGCAAACCATATGCATGGCGAAGTAACAAGTTACAATGCTGCAACGGGTGCGCTTGTTGTAGATATTAAAACTCATACTGGGAGCGGAACTTATACCTCTTGGGTATTAAACTTGGACGGAACTCCCGTTGATGCTTTAACGGGAAGTGGAACAGCAAATGAAGTTGCATACTTTACCGCAGCAAGGGTATTGGCATCGCTGCCAGTTGCAACTTATCCATCGTTGACTGAGTTAAGCTATGTCAAAGGAGTAACTTCTTCAATTCAAACGCAGATAAATGCAAAAGGAAGCGGCACAGTAACTAATGTTAGCGGAATTGCTCCAATTGCTTCAAGCGGAGGAGCAACTCCTGCGATAAGCATTGCAGATGCAGATGCAGACGGGGCAACTAAAGGGGCTGCGGCTTTTACCGCTGCCGACTTCAACGCAGCATCAGGAGTAATAAGCATTGACTATACCAATGGGCAAGCAGCAAGCGCAAGTGCTAAGGGCTTTCTTACCTCAGCTAATTGGACTACCTTTAACAATAAGACTGGGTCAATTTATAAGGACCTAAACAACCAAGCGGCAGTTGTAGGAACAACGGCAAACACGAAGGTTGTAAGTCAATTAGTGCCTGCCAACACCTTTGCAGTTGGTGATATTATCGAGATTAAATGTAGGTTCGGCAAGACAATCTCAACGGGATTAACAACCTTAAGAATGTATATCAACACCGCCGATTCGTTAACAGTGCCAGCAGCTACATTAATTGCAACAAGCACGACATCAGCAGGGGCAAACAACTACTTAGGAACAGAAAGGCAAGTGCTAATTAAAAGTGCAACTGTAACTCAGTCAATCAATGCAGCATCAAATTTGTTCAGCGACTTAGGTAACTTTAACGGGGTGCAAACAAATTCAAATATTGATTGGACAATTAACCAATATATTATCTTTGCAATTCAGAATGCAGTGATTACCGATTCAACTGTTATATCTTACTTTCAAATTATTAAGCAATGATAAACATAGACATTCAACAAGGGCAGTTTTGCGAGGTGGTAGATGACAAATGCTTTCACCTTGAAACCGAGCAAGGTATCTTGCTTATCAGCGTTGACCAGTACACAATAAATTACATCCAATTCCCGACCTCAAGCGAGGCGGTTTTCTTTATACTAAACTACTAAAATTATTGCATCATGGCAGGAATAAAAATTACAGACTTAACAGCTCTCGCAACATCAGCGGCAGGCGACTACCTTTGCATCGTAGATGTAAGCGACACCACGCAATCCCCCGAAGGAACAACGAAAAAGATTGAGGTTGGGAATATTCTTGAAAGCGGAACTTGGACACCGACCTTTAGTAATTTTCTTAATGGAATAACAGCGGCAACATTGACATCAGCAACTTATTTAAGGGTTGGCAATATTGTAACTTGCGCTATGTACTTTACAATTGATTTTGATTTTACCGCTCCTGAAACTAGTGGAGAGTTTGAATTTACTTACCCTATTGCTACAACATCAGCTAATGGAGGTGGGTCAATGAGTTCAAGTAGCATAATTAAGCAGTTTAATGGAGCGGTAAGAACTAATAGAATAGTAATGTTTTCAGAAGACTCTACTCTTACTGGAGCTGGTGATACTTGCCACGCGATTTTCCAATATGAAGTCAATTAGCGCGAAAGGCTTCGAGCTGATTAAATCCTTTGAGGGCTTTAGATTTACTGCTTACCTTTGTGATGCCAATGTAGCCACGATAGGCTACGGCGCAACTTATTACGCGAATGATTCTAAAGTTAAGATTGGCGATAAAATCACTAAGGAGCAGGCTGAGATTCTACTGCGTAAAACAGTGCGCGACTTCGAGCAGAATGTTAATGCACTGCTTAACACAACACCAGTCAACCAAAATCAATTTGATGCGCTGGTGTCTTTTGCTTTTAATCTTGGAACTGGTGCGCTTGCTAAGTCAACGCTGCTAACCAAAGTAAAAGCGAATCCAAACGACCCAGCAATCTCAAGGGAGTTTGGAAAATGGGTAAATGCAGGCGGCAAGAAGCGCAACGGCTTAGTAACTCGAAGGCGAATTGAGGCAGAACTTTATTTTAAGCCTTTCGTATAAGACCTATGCGGCGAAAAATCAGCAAGTCAAGGCAAGTGCTCGATATTATTGTAAAACATTGGAGGTCAACAATCGGCTCAATGGTAATCCTATCAAGCGTCTTTGCCCTGATATTTAAGCAGATTTCAACCGAGACACTTGCAGCAATTGTGGCAGCTATGATTGCCGCTGGTTACATACCTAAAGCCAAGACCGATGATAACTGAAAGAGCTGATACAATCGTTACACTGAGCAACTCCTGCATACTTGGCAAGGGCTGCAAGCTGCACACGCATTATGAAGTTTGGAACTATGGCGAGCCAGTTACAAAATTCACTATCTTTGGCAAACATTATGCGACTGACCAATGGGGTCAAACCTTTGAGCTGCCGCAGGATAAATACAATATGCCTCACACTGAAACGCCTATGATTCACGATGTTTACGCAAGCGATACTATCAAGCCGAGCAGTTCACCTTTCTTGGTGCATCCTAAGCCATATCAGAGAATCGAGGTGAAGCCAAAGACTGTAATCAAGCACGAGCAGAATATTGATGCGCCAGTGATGGGGTTGCTGTTCAGTTTTACTATCCTGCTAACCGCATACTGGCTTTACAATTCATTATCATCTTGGGGGAAACTTTATTCTGAACTTCGCCAATGTCTCTCTTATTCATCCTAGAGAATAGTTTGGACTTGTTCTATGTTGTTACCGATATGGATGGCAACATAATAAGCAACAACAGCTTATTTAAAAGCTATATCAGCCACATTCAGCCTAAGAAGATAATCGACATAATCGATATTGAAACAGACCGCGAGGATTTCATAGAAGCGATAAAAAAAGCTAAGAAGCAATCGCCTGACCCTGCAAGAGTTTATGCTCGCACAAAGCATAAGAATTTAGTGCATAGATATAATGTTTGGAACTGCTTTGCCATTGGCACGCGAATTACTTTGATCGGCATTCAGCTTGTCGATGTTTCCTCGATTACTGCGCACGAATATGAAAGGCAGAGAGCATTGCTTGAGGAGTTTCGCTTTATTCTATCGCACGAATTACGCCAGCCATTTGTCAACATCAAGCCATTAACTAAGATGCTAAGAGATACCAATGTTGATGATGAGAAGATTGCACTACTTGAGATGGTTGATGCCTGCGTTGATAAGCTCGATGAGGCAATGCGGCAGTTAATAAAGAAAGCAGCTCGCGAGATATGACAATTGAGGAGAAGCTATCGCTGCACGTAGTAGAGAACTTTATGCCCGTTTGCGTGGCACTCAATATATTAGAGGCAGAGATTAAAGATAAGAGGCTGCTGGTCAAGAGTAAGAAGAAACTTTTTAAACTTATAAAAGATGGATTTCAACAAGCTATTAATAACAATATCCCTCATACTGCTGCTGCTATTAATTAGGACTTGCAATCAAGGTTGCGAGCCTTGTAAGTTCACCTCAAATCGCTTCGATGACAGCTCAACTATTGTAACTCAAGCGCAGATAATCGCTAACAACGAAAGCATTGCAGCAATTCAAGCGGCAGAGATTGCAGCACTTGAATTGCAGTTGAATAATCCAGTTGAGGTGGTTAAGTTTAAAACGCGCACAGTTATTAAAACCGAGTTTAAAGTAGGCGATACAGTTATCATCGACCGAGTGCCGCACTTGCGCTTGCCTTTAAAGTTCTACAAGGCTGAGAAGTTTTGGGTTATTGGCGGAGAGCTGACCAATAAGGGCAGCCTGCAAATTGATAGCCTAATAATGAATGCAGACTTCACCTACGCAGTTGGTGATACAATTCGCAAAGGACTATTCAAGCGCAGAGACAAAGTGATCCGTATGCGCATTGACAATCCTAATATGCAGATAACTGGAATGAATAATATCTACATAAAGCAAGATAAAAAGTGGTATCAAACCACCGCATTTAAGGTAGGTGTCGGAGCTTTAATCGGCTTCGGGGTGAGCAGAGCTGCAAAATAGTGTAAATTTATTGTGCTGATTACCAACGCTTTATGTAGTTGGATAAAATTATTTTGCATTTATTTTGATAAGCTATTGCATAATTAAAAAATAGCTGTAAATTTGCCCTATAATTATTCAATCAAACATTTACTCACTCATTATGAAAAAAATTAATTGCATCTCAGTACACGCAGTTCATCACACTATGGAGTTATTAACTTCAGACCTTAAAGGTTATTACTTGTATAAATTAGTTCCAATGGAGTTAGGCTATGACCCAAAAATTATTTACATAGCACCTGATAGAGCAGACCATTGGATGTATGGTAAACCAATGGAGGGTGGCAAGCAAATAAAACATTCAGAAATACTGTATTTTCACACATATAAATAATCACTAATCAGGGCGGCTAATAACCGCCCACTATACTCAACCACAATGAAGACTTATTTCAAATCATTCGACAACACACAATTTTGGCAGTACGACCACCTTCAAAACTTGCTTCTTTGCATAGTAGATGACGGCTGCAAGCAGGGCATCTTTCAACGATGCGACTTAGATGCTATCAATGTTGCAAGGCAGTTCAGCAAGGAGAAGATACAAGATGTGCCATACTGCAATCGCTTGTACTTCGAGTCAAGCAAAGCGGAGTTCCACCATAAATACCGCAAAGTATTTCAAGAGGCAATGGTTGCCTTCGATTCAATTGTAATTTCAACTCAAAACAAATAATCAATCACTATGGCTTTAACAGCACCAGTAGGGAATAACACCTCCCGTCAGATTGCGCCCGAAGGCGCATTTCCTGCAAGATGTTACCAAATTGTCGACTTAGGTACGACTATGCAAACGGGTCAGTATCCTGGCAAGAAACGCAAAGTGCAGCTAATATTTGAGCTCCCAACAGAACTCTGCGAATTTGAAAAAGGCGAAGGTCTAAAACCTTTCTACGCAAGAGCAATCTACAATCTCTCAATGAATAGCAAGTCGGTGCTAAGACGCGACATCGAATCTTGGGCAGGCAAGAAGATGCCTGATGAGGTTGCAGGAACATTCGACATCTTTAGTTTACTTGGCAAGGCTTGCCTATTAAACATCACGCACGTTGAAAAAGGCGATGCTAAGTATGCCAACATTATTGGAATATCGCCGCTGCCTAAAGGCTTAGTTTGCCCCCCTGCATTTAATGAGCCATTGACTTACAACACTCAGGATCACAATGAGGTTAGCTTCTTGAAACTGCCCGACTTTATCCAAGATAAAATCAAGATTAGCGATGAGTACATTGCGAGAATCAGCGCACCGCAAAAGGCAGCACCAGTTATGACTGAGTGGATTACTGAAGATGATAATGAAGCACCATTTTAATAAACAAAAAAAGGGAGTGCATCGCTGCGCTCCCTAATTTAAAATCCCTAAAACACAATGGAGACAAATATAGAAAATTTAACTGACTTTCACAACGCGATAAATTCTGCGGAGGTGCTCAAGTCGCAACAAATGATGAAGGCAGTGCCTGCCAAAATAGAGGATAAATTTAGCTATGATGTAAGTGCTGAATCCATCAAGTCCGCAAATGATGCAATCAAGCACATTGAGACCCATCGCAAGATGCTAACGCTTCCACTTGATGCTTTCAAGAAGCAGCTAATGGACATTGAAAAAGCAGCAACGCAGCCGCTCAGAGATTTCATCGAGCAGCGCAAGGCATTGATGATAGAATACTCTAACGAGCTTGAGCGCATCAAAGCAGAGGCAGATGCAAGAATCGCAGCCGAAGCGAAGCAAGCAATGTTGAACTCAGGTGCTGGCGCAGTTGCCGATATTATGGCGCACTTCACAGATGCAATGACCGCAACAACATTAAACAATGACCACACTAAAAACATCCGCATAAGCAAGAGAGCGGAGATGGTTGGAGAAGTAGACTGGTCAACAGTGCTGATGGTAATAATGAAAGCAGAAATGTTTGATGTAACCGAGCTAATGCGCAAGCTGCCAAAAGCAATGGAGCTTACTGGCACTGCCAACATCAAAGGAATTAAATTAGTAGAAGTAAAAACCCAAGTAATAAGATAAATTATGAAAGCAACTAAAACAACACAAGCAGAAACAATATCAATAAACTCACATTTGAAAAAGTCTAAACCAGTAGGCAAGCAATTGAGCATTGAAATAAAAAAAATCAAAAAACCTTTTTCCCCTAACTATGATTTTACAACAGAAAAACATTATCAGATAATTGATAGAATTGAGATTTATAGAAAAGCTAATAAGTTAGATAGCTCTGCGATAAGTCGTAATGCAGGCTATGCAGGATGCACTTATTCAAACCTTAGAAATAGTGTAGGCAGATTTAGCAAGAAGTCATACACTAATTTTATGGCTTTGATTTCAACTCCAGTGCAAAGCAAAGAAAGTGACCTAACAGCGCAAAAGTGCATAGATTTTCTTATGGCAACTGGCGAATACAAGATAAGCAAAGCACAAACTATCACTAATTGGATTGAGCTATGACCTTCCTATCCAACATCGTTGATGAGTACAATGAGTTTACTGAGTACCTCAACACAATTATGCCAAGCGAAAAGCCTAAGCCGCTTAAAGAGAAAATGAAGTGCGCACTGCGCGAAGCATACGAGTGCGGAGAACAAGGCTTACCTTATCCAAAGAACTATGAGCCGCAAGGAGTACAACAACATTAATGCAATCAACGCATCATCTATCAAGAGACATTACACTGGCAGCATTCAATTTGCTGCTGGTGCTCTTGAGAGAGGCGCAGAGTTTCACAGAAACCTGCTTGAAAGCGAGCCAAGTGAGATGCCGAGTAATGCTCGGCAAGTGCACAAAGCTATCATTGCTCATCCAATGCTTAGCCTGATATTCGAGAGGTCGGCAAAAGAGATAACCTTCATACGCGACATAGAAATTGATGGGCAACTCGTATCAGCAAAAGGCATAGTTGATATGCACTGCCCTGAGTTCCAAATCAACGCAGACATCAAGACAACTTCCTGCACTAACCTACGCACATTTGCTGCCGATATGGTCAAGCATTACAATCACATTCAAGCAGTTTGGTATAGTTACCTAACTGGCTTTCCGCCAACAAACTTCTACTATATAGGAGTGCCCAATAAATTCAAAGGAGAATTTTATATTTACCGACATACACAAGACGAAATCGATGCAGCAGAACAACTCATTCGAGAGTTCTTGGTCCTGCGAAGGATTTGAGAACTATCCCTTTAACAACGTGATGCACTACTTCCTGCATCGCAAATTCAGATACATAGAGATTTATCAGAGACATTTAAGAATGTTTTACAACAATGTGGAAAACGTAACAGTGTTTGTTACCCTCGCTGAAGACCTGCGCTATGTTGAGCACTGCTGGTCATCTAAAGGCAGAATCGAATACCAAATTAATGAATCAATCAAAGACATATACTCAATAGAAAAATGGAACAAACAGCAGTAGAATGGTTAATTGAGCAGATTAACCAAGACTATCCAGAAATAACTTGGGCTTACAAAGATGAATGCGATAAAGCAAAAGAAATGGAAAGGCAGCAGATAATTGAGGCTTATGATGAAGGTGAGGCTGAGTGGACTGCAATTCCATATAAAAATGGAAATGATTACTACTATGAAAACTTCGGCTTATGATCCTCCGACCCTACCAAGAACGCTTCATCTCCAACATCAGCGACAAGCTGCGCACTCATCGCAAGGTGGTTGCGCAGCTCGCAACTGGCGGAGGCAAGACCGTTTGCTTTAGCGCGATATGCGACCGCTTCTGCGCTAAAAGCACTCAGGATATACTTATACTTGTTCACCGAGAAGAACTGCTCTTACAAGCGAGCAAAGCGATTAAACAACCAACGCAGCAAGTAGTCGCAGGAATGCGCACAATACCTCACGCAAGAGTTTATGTCGCAATGGTAGAAACAGCATTCAAAAGATTGACTAAGTTCACCAACATTGGAATGGTCATAGTTGATGAGTGCCATATCGGAAACTTTAGCAAAGTATTAGATTATTTTGATGCACTAAACCAAGATCCGCCAAAGCATACTTGCCAGTATTTAAAAAATGGAAAGCCTGAGCCTACTCCTTTTGTTATCGGCTTCACTGCTACTCCAATTGCCGCTAAAAAAACAAAGCCGCTAAAAAATTATTTCAATGATATCGTTTGCGGCATCGATATTCCTGAGCTTATCGAGCAAGGTTTTCTTTGCCCTGAGCAGACATACTCAGCCAAAAAAATAGTTGAACGGGCTAAGCTAAAAATGACTGCTGGAGAATTCGATATCGCTGAGATGGCTGCAAAGTACAAAGAGCCTAAGTACATCGACTCAACAATTAACGCATATAAGCAGCATTCCCTTAATCGAAAAACAATTATCTTCAATTGCAATGTAGAGCATTCTCAAGCAGTTAACGAAGCATTTATTGCAGCAGGATTTAACTCTCGACATCTTGATG